TCAACTTTTTGATCGGCCATAGCCTAACCTACACTCCTTGCGGAAAACAACACAATATTGTTGGCCCCCGTGCGGGAGACAACCCTGTGCACCAATAACCGGCGATGCACAACCGGAAACCACATCAAATTATCGCATATCGCCAACAGTACGCATAGCCTTCAAAATATTGCCAGGCGACTGCTGCAACCCATGATCATCAACCCATTCACGGGCCTTCTCATACGTCCTCTGATACTCGGCATCAGCCCTATTTGGTTCCCAAGGGCCAACAACCTCAACCACCGTACAACCACAATGATCATGATACTTCGAACCAAGCGGACGCTTACCACCACGCTTATGACGCCGAGTATGACCAGTAGTAAGTGCCCTTTCCTTAGTCGTATAATCCGACCTCGTAGCCAACATGGCACAAAAAGCACACGGATCACCATCAGTCACCCGACGCCACGACCTACCCTGCGCACCAGCAGACCACTCAACCGTGTCACGACCAGCATTCATAACAGCCCGATCAAAACCCGCAGCCATCGCATCAATCGTGTCATTCGCCCTATCCGGGTCGCTATTAAGAATCTTCGTGGTCGAAATAGACCTAGCCAAAGCCGCAGCAGCATCAAACTCGTCATACACAATCAAACCAGGATCGACACCGTTCAACCGGCGAAAATCCGACACAAACCTGGCAGCCAACGATGCCGAACCGTCATGGCCGGCACACTCCAACTCCACACACAAACGAACATACTGCGTGTCACTCATCTTCCCGGCACGCCACAAACGACCAAGCTCAGAATAATACCCAGCGTATTTCCCGGCAAAACGAATCGCCTGCCGCTGATACTCGGTGGCAGCAAGCCTCGCCTCAACCCCCGAAGCCATCGCCTATCATACCTCGTTAGTTTGACGCGATATAGCCCCAGCAAGCGCAGCCAACGGATCCGCAGATTCGGCACGATGCCGCATCACAGCCTCAACCTGCACATCATCAAGCCCCAACATCTCCAACACCGTCCGAGAATCAGCAGGCAAAATACCGGCACCAACAAGCTTCGTCACAGCATCCGCCGTAGCAGCCCGAGTCGGGGTTGAAGCATCACGCCACCTCAAACCAACATCACCAAAAAAATCGGCCTCATCAACACGAGAATCCAACGCCTTGGCAGCCAAAAAACCAACCGACAGCCAGCCCTGACCAAACGACGTTTGACGCCGCTCAGCACGCTTCACAAGCCGAGATTCCTCGGCAGCCAAAGCCTCACCACTAGGTGGGTTAGACGTGATAAACCCGAAATAGCGTTCCGGAACAGCCGCCTCACCCGCAGTCAACTGCGCCAACAGTCTCATCTGATCCGAATACGGTGTAGGCGAATTAACAGGAAACGACCCCACATTCGGAGTGTCACCATCATCATCCTTATCCACAGCCCACACAGAAGCCATCGACAGGACCCAGCCAGGCTGCGAAAACTCATCCGCGCTCACGCCAGTCACCCAACGCTGAGGATACGCATAAAAATCACGATTCACAGACTGCCCCAACAGTGTGCGCACAGCCTCATCCGTGTAAGCCCTAATAGACCTCGTAATCTCCGAACGGCCATCAATCCTAGAAGTACGGCGACGATTCACAATAGGCACCAACGGAACCGCACCCAACACATTCGGTATACGATCCACCTCAACCCATTCACGCGAACCCCGCCGCTCCACCTGAACAATCACATCAGGAAGCAACAACTCCGCCTCAACAACCTCAGGATCACACGTCTGCCGCACCACAAGGCCAGCATCCAAACGAGACCCGTCAGCCGAAAACTTGCCCGTACAATTCTTTGGTGACTGCGGACGAACCAACACCGACCCATCATCCTGGGGGATAACAGCCACAAACGACAACCCAAAAATCAGCGCATCCAAATGCACATCACACGACGCCGTAGCAAGCCGATTCGCAGCATACACACCATCCAGACCGTAGCCGTCACCATTAGTCCAGCCAAGCCAATCCAGACGCTCCTCCAAAGCATCCACCGCAATCCCAGGCCACGACACCACCGTCTGCACACGCTGCAACTCCGGAGGAATAGCCACCCCCAAATCACGCACCCGGCTAGAGCCCTCATAGTAGCCCTCAATACGGCAATGCCACGAAGACAACCTCTTAATACGATCAAACATGCCCTCAATCAGAGCCAACTCGTCCACGTTCATACCACAGACACCCGCTTCCTACCAGACCGTTCACGCCGCTTCACTTTAACTGTTTTCGCACCAAGATACGCCAGCGACACAGCCTCCAAAGGAACCTCAGAACCATCCCTAAACGAGGAACCCCAACCCCACGCAGACCCCTTACGCTTCTGCACAGCCGACCTCACAGCAATATCCAACATGTCACGGCGAGAATCGGCACGCGGATGACTGATCACACCCGACCTGACACCCTCCAAAAACGCCTGACAAGCCTCCACATAGGTGCCAGTATCAGCAACCACCACGCCACGGCCCGGAATACCACGATCCGTCAACGCCTTCTGCAACAACACCGCACCAGACCCGGCAACCATAATCCGGTCAGTATCACCCCAACGAACCGCCAACCAGTCAGCCAACCGGCCCACACCGTCAACAATCGTTCCCGACAGCCCATCAATAATCTCAACATGAACACCAGCATCAGTTTTACCGGCACCAGCCAAAGCAACCCTATTGCCTGATCGCGAAAAAGAGATACCAAACACTTTCCCGCCAACCAGACTCGCCTCATCCACAGCAGACTGAGCCCACTTATCGGCCGGTATCACAGACGTAGCAGACTGGCCACGATCCCACCAGCCAAGCCGCTCCCGAGCAAACCCGGCAGCAGACATCGACTCATGCTCATCGCTCACCGTCCCGAAATTCAGGCGGCGACCCAAGGCTGGATTAGTATTCCCAGCCAATTTCCGCCATTGTCTAGCTAAATCGTCCGGGTTAAACTCGTCAGGAATCGAAAACTCCGTCCACGCAATCCTTTTACCGCCACCAAGCGCCTGCCCACGCAAACGCAACACAACCGAACCATCCGCCAACGGCCCAGGCGGCGTGCCAAGGAAAATCTGCTGCGGATCACCAGACGGGGCAGCGCTTACCGTAGGAAGCAAAGCCTCCAACTGCTCATCCGACAACTCCTGAGCCTCATCACACACCAAATCATCAACCGTAAACCCGCGAGCAGAACCCCGAGAACGGGCCACAAACTCAACCGAACCCCAACCCGGACAACCACACTTACGCTCAAACGTGGCACAATCCGGATGATGCAACACAATAGCCTCCTGACCATTCGTCGCCCGAATCGACTTCACCATACGATACAAGTCAGGAAACTGCCGCTCATTCTCAAAAAACGACCTCAACCGCATAAACGCCTTACGAGCCGACTTCAACTCGTGAGCCGTATGCAAAATACGGCGACCCTGAATAGTCGCCTTAAACAACTCCACAATCTCCAAAATAGCATTCTTGCCATTCTGCCGCGGAACAAACACCCCACACACACCCGAAGCAAGCCTGCCATTACCACCGACAGCCAGCCAATCATCCAACACCTGCTGCTGCCACGGATCAGGCGTCAACCCATACGCACGACCCAACTCCCCAGCATCACCGCCAGCAGACACCGAATACGCCGCAGCCACACGATGACGAGGAACCTGAGACCCAACAACACCAGACACCTACTCAGGCCCCCCTGCGCTTCCTATACCGGTCAATCATCGCCACCGCAGAACCCCCACCACGGCCACCAGACACCACATCAACCGAATACCGATCCAACATGCCCATAAAAGCCTTCACATGAGCACGAAGCGAAGCCACCAAATCCGCGCGACCCTCACGCCACACACAATCATGAATCACCGCAGCATCCATGAGAAACAGCCACTCCTCATCAGACACGTACTGCGCGCGACTATCCTCACCCCACACACGCCACCAACGACGCGTCTCCCCACACCACTCACGACCATCAGGAAGCTCAGGCTGCACAACACTCACCACCAACACAAAAAGTCGACAAACAGACAAATCCACAAAAGGGAGGTATTTCACTA